TGTAGTACATCTTTAGATTGTTAGATGCTGGTATATTTTTTTCAAATACATAAGTAGGGTTTGCAGTTCCAATATTGCTTCCTAAAAACAATTCAAGTTTACTGCCTGTAACATTTGAAACTCCTGTCAAGTCAATTTCTACTATGTATGGTGAACGTGCTAAATTCATTTGCTTAGTCTTTTAAAATTTTCGTCTGTTATTTGTGTAAATAGTTTTTCCATATCTAATCCGTATTTTTCTACTAATTCTTGTGGTAGTCGCTTGTAGTATTTTTCAAAAGGCTTTGTAAAAAATAGTGTTGGTTTTATTCCTTTCTCGAATATGCTTCTTGCTATTAAAAAGTTTAGTGATTTACGTTTAATAAATTTACCTTTCTTATCTCTTGGTGCTATGCCTTTTTTTACATTCCATTTATCAAATGCTTTTGGTGGAGGCATTTTGTTCGTGTATTTGTAGCCGTCTAAACTTTTACCACCTTTCGTACCTTGTACACCTCTATCTTGATAAAAGCCGTAGTCTTCCATTTCAAAGCTAATCTGTATACTATTTTTAGATTCTTTAACATACGATTTTAAACTTTTGCTTAATCTACCAGAAGTGTTTTGGCTTGTCAAGTTTCTTTTAGCTTCACGAATTACGTTGCTTCTAAAGTCGTTTAATAAATCTTGTATGTTGTCAAATTCTGCCATTAGCAAATAGTCATCGAATTACTCACTAAAATGTCAACGGTTAAAGTTGCACCAGCTAATTTATTTTCAAATCGTTCTGTGAAAAATTCAGCACTTGGATTGCCGTCTACTTGAAAAGCATCTGTGTATAGTGTGCCACGTCTTAACAACTCATAACACCTGTTAAGAACGGCTAACTGTGTATTAATTATGTATAGTTCGTTATCGTTGCCATCAAACTTACTTGTGGTTTCGTCTTTTGTTATGTCGACAATATCCATTGCTAAAATACTAATGTTGTATCTTATTACGTTTTCTTCAAAGGTTGCCGTGTTTACGATCAAGTGAACCAATGGGAAAATGGTTTGCTTTGACAAGTCCACTTCGAATATATCGCCTTGTGTAACGGTGTTTACTAATTCGTCTGCATCAAAGTGTGCTTTTAGTTTGTCTATAATATCAAAATAATTCATCTTCTCATTTGTTGTTTAAGTTCGTTTGCTTCGATTTGGTTTTTTTGTTTCTCGAACGTGAGATAGGTGAGACATTTAGTAAGTCGGTAGCTTGTAACTTCGTCAAATCTGGTAACATCTCCTTTAGCGAGTGCATAGATTGAATTATACCATCCCCATTGTTTGCTAAATTGTTGTCTTTCGCTATACTGTTGGAATTCGTCATCGTCTTCAGTTCTTTCTGTAAATAACTGAGAGTAAGTTTCATTAATTCGCTTGCGATAGTCCAAAAAAAAACCGAGCTGCTTATTGCTACATCTAAAGGCGCAAACTTCATTAACTCTTGCATATCTTCGTTAGGTTCGTAGTCTACAATTGTGTAAGTGTTCTTATGCTTTTCTTTTATTGGTCGATACATAACTGCCATAGCTTTGTGATATGTTTTCCAATTTTGCAAGTGGTGTTCTAAATCGACATACTCGCCAAATGTAATCTCATCAAGCTTTGGAATAAATCCAAACTCAACGTCTTTGATCTTAAACTGACGTATAAGCTTTGGCTTTTCGCTAAACACTTTTGTGAAGTGTGCTATTAGTTCGTTCAAGTGCTTCATCTTTATTTTGCCTACATCTTTTAAATCTATGCCACAAAATATTTGTATCATCTTTTGCGCTATAAATTCATCGTCATTCGATGCTTCTTTCGTCTTAATGAATTGTTGATACCGTGATAATGGTATTTCGCTTAATGATGTAGGTAGTAATAAATCTAACTTCATATATTAATAACTTATTTTTCGTGTTTTTGTAATAGTGCTATAAAATCGAATACGAACCATAGTTCTTGTTCATACCCAAAGTTTCCATTTCGTGATAACGAACGGCATCAATTGCGTGATTAAAATTGTCAATCGGTTTGTTTAGTCGTTTGCCTGTTTTGTCAGTATCCCAGCAATAAGATCTTAACTCCTTGATCAAGTTTATGCTTTGTGATGTCACTAAATAGTCTTCTCGTTGCATTACATCTATTCCGTAGTTAATTGAATCTTTGCCTTTTGTTACACCTTTAATTGTGATGCCGTATCGTTGTATGTCGGCTATTGATTTTGGCTCGGCACTATCTGCATACACAGGTACATTTTTAGGAAGTAGTTTTGCTATGTCGCTATTTAGTAAACCTGTTTGGTATGTTACTTCGTTTAGGATTCGTGTTTCGTTAAGTTTGTAAACTTCGATAATAGAAGTAGGGTCATTTGTATACCCAAAGTCCATTCCTATGCCAATTAATCTTGCTTCATCTTGTACAATATCTATCTGTTTCCAATTGCTAAAGACAACGCCCTCTAATTGACCCATTTCGCCATCTACATAAACACGAACCCAGTTCTTCCAGTAGTTGCTTGTAGCTGCTTTCTTTATGTTCTTTTCTATTTGGCTTATAATACCACTATCTAAAGCTTCGTTGTCTTTGTATGTTAAGATTATTTTTTCGGCATCTTCTTGCCCTTCTAATTCTGTTTGCACCCAAAATTCTGCGGTTGGATTGTAGTCTAAAAATACTTCGTCTTTTGTTCGTATAGATAATTCGTTGTAGGATTCAAAGCTAACTGAATTGCACTCATTGATGTATAAGATACTTCTACGACCACCACGAAGCTTACTTGCATCATCAGCACTAAAAAACTCTATAAAGCTACCATTTGAAAATTCGTATTTTAAGAGACTCTTGTTGTATCGTTCATCTACAAACCTATGAATAGACTTCATGATCTTTAAGAAGTCACGTAAAGCACCTCTACGTAGATGAGGTATTGATTCAGCTACTACGCTAATCTCAGTGTTTGGTGTTTTAGCTGCACGATCTATCAAAATAGGAAGTATGCCATAGGTTTTTCCAGCAGATGTGCCACCTTGTACAATCTTAATTCGTTTTTTTAACGCAAGTATTTTATTTATTGCTGTCGTCCTTTGAAACATCTGGGAATAACGGTTGCTCAATATTAGTTTGTTCTATCTGCTCTTTTAGTGAGTTTAAACGTGCAGTAATACTTGGATTGTATTGACCTACCATACCACCCTTAATCTGATCATCACGTATTTCTTTGCGTATGCGTGAAGAGATAGTACAAAATTCTTCGTAAGCTTTGTTTGTATTCTCTAAATAATGCTTTGCCGTAAAGTTATATTTATCGTGGCAATATATCTCAAAGCCTTCTATTGTGAATGGTACCTCTAGTGGTTCTCCTACCATATCACCTGTTCTTTGGTTAAGATGATATTTAAATCTAGGATTCATCTTTGTGTCGGCTTTGTATTTCTTAAATATTTCTTCTAACTCTTTCGGGTCTTTAATTTTCTTAGGTCTCATATTAGTCTTCGTATGTTAAATAAACTTTTCGCATCTTTTCTATGATCTCACGAACACAACTTGCACAACTAGTAGCGTTTTGCTTTACTTTAAAAATTCTGTTGTATATTTTTAGAAGTGCTTGTTGTTCTGTTGGCTTTATAGTGTTTCTTTCTATGCTAAACCATTCGTGTAGCCAATTGTATTCTTCTTCGTGTAGGCATTCTGGCTTTCGTGTTCTGCTGAACATTTCGTTTAGCTTTTGCTTTCGTTCTTCGCATCCACAATCTTCACCAAGTACAAACTTTGCAACTGCTGCTACTCCTGTTTTCTCCAGTACTGTTTCTACTATGTCGCCTACTCCTTTAGGTTCTTTCTTTTTAGTAGTTCGTTTTTTTCTTGTTTTCTTTTTTGTTTCGCTCATATCTTTTCGTAATCTTGGTTTATATAATCTTCATAGTCTTCTGCTATGTTTTCTTTTATTCTTTCTTTACAATACTTTATTGTGTGAAATATTGTGCTTGTGCCTATTCGTGTTTGCTTACTTAACTTCCTCATCGATATTTTGTCGTTTCGATAAATATTAAATATGCGTTGGTCAAACCAATGCCAAGTGCTTACTTCGGCTTGTATTCTTGCTTCTAACATCATTTCTGCATCTTGCTTTTCTATGTAGTCATATTCTACACCTAAGTTTCTGCATTCGTGTATGTCTACTTTCTTATGTTTCTTTCTTTGTTTTATCAATGTTAAAAATATATTTCTTAATGTAAAATGTATGTATGCACGGTTTACTGATCCATCTTTTTGTAATACTTTTGAAGGGCTTGAATATTTATCTAGACGTAAATACATTTCTTGAACAATGTCTTCTGCGTAAAGTTCTTCGCCATAACTTTTAACTATCCGCACATAGTCATCATGAAATTTAGCAACCTTTTTTAGCCAGTTCATCGGTTAGTATATAAACAAATATAATGATTATTTATTAATCACGTATAAACAATTTAAAACTTAAAAAGAAAAGCGCCCATCTCTGAGCGCCTACCTTATACAAATTAACCTAATCAAAAAACAAATATACTAATTAAAATGGTAAATCGTTTTTATCTTCTTTTGGTTTGTGACCATATCCAGATTCTACTTCTGCTTGGTACGGTTCTGAAAACTTAACACTAAAATACTTTTTACCGTTTTTAGATTCATTTAGCCACATAGCTACTTCTTTTTCTTTGCCATCGATCATAGCTTTGCCTTTGTAATCTGGCTGAGTTTCTTTTTCTTTGTAGTCGTTTTTAAAGATTGCACCACTGTTGTCTTTCTGTTCCATTTATTTATTATTTATTGTTTCACTTAAAATATAGGCACTTAACGTCTTTCGTTTTCGCCTTGCTTTTTCTTTCAAAAGCTTTTTTTCTTCTTGTGTTACTCTTATTGTAACGATGTCATTCTTTCGTGTTTTCATTCTATTAAAGTATTATAGTATTCTCTACATTCTTCTATGCGTTTGTATATTGCTTGTACTACCTCTTCATCGTAAGCTACTTCAAACGTCTTGATTCGTTTTTCTTTAGGTATGTGATCAAAGTTGTGTTTGGCTTCTACTTCTTGGCGCAGTTCTTCGCTTTCATCAATTAAGTAGTTTTTCCAATGCTGTCTTCTAACCTCATCTTCTACAACTTCTATCGGTGTATTAACTAAACAATAAACAAGTAAGCTTTTACATTTACCCGTTAAAGCCATATAGCCCTGTAGCTGGTAGTAATAGTCTTTAGTTGGTATTTCTTCAGCAAAGAATGGAAAAGTAGTGCCATCGTAACTGCTTTTAACATCTAAAAGTATATCTTTCGTGTTCACATCAGGTGTACCTGTCAAGTAATCGTTATCAAAGTGTTCTTCGTTCTTGTGCATAAAACCAAGATCTAAAACCTCTTGTGCAAGTTCTATTGATTGTTCTTCAACCTTATTTCCTTTGTCGGTGTAACGGCTTGAAAACTCTTTCTTGATACCGTACATTTCTTCGATAGCTAAATCTTGTAGATATGTCTTGCAAGTCTTACTCAATACTTCTGACTTGCTTCTTGCGTTAGTCATTATTTTACCTAACGCTGAACAGCGAATCTTCAACATATTTTAAGTGCTTTAAGTTGTAAGTCGCTTAGATCATACTGGCTTTTAAGTTGATCTTTAGTGTAGGTACCTTCTTGTACTGCTTTTAATGCACTTTCGAATCTTTGTTTAGTTAAAGTTTTCTTCGTGTTTTTGCCCTTGCCGTGTGTATTTGTTACATCGGCATCTTTCGTATCGTCAATTAAAAACAATCCGTTAAGTGCATACTTTCTTGCATAGCTTGATGAACTACCAAAGCTCTGTGCTATATCCATACCTTTACGATTTGGGTCAATACCTGCTTGTGCTTTTACTGCTTGTACTTTATTGCCATCAGTTATTACTGCCGTAGCTTCAATGTACATATATCCAGCTGCTTCTTTTACCTCATCTGTTAAGTTCAATACCAAACCATTTAGTAACGGCTTAACGGCTTCCATGATATCCTCACAACTGCGATATTTGTAATTGCCAAACTTGTTAAATTGATTCTTTGGTGCTTTTAGTTCTTGCTGGATAGCACCTAACCTTTCGATTAATGTATTCTTCATAATGTATTTTTTAAATGTGTATACAAATATACTACTTTTTATTCAATAACTTCTTTTTTTGTTTATACACTTCTATTATTTCTTTTAGTTCTTCACGTGTAAACTTTCTTATCTTGTGTGCTTCTTCGTGTAGCTTAAATAATTCATCGCCACCGATTCGTTTTTCTATACCGATTTGGTAGTTTAGTAGGTTTCCGTGTTTGTGTTGGTTACAGGCTACGCATTGACCGTGAACATTATTCTCATCGAAAGTCACGTTCTTGTGGCTTGTACTAAAATAGTGACCAGCATCGAACTTTGTACCTAATGGCTTATTACAACTTACACAAGGTTTGTTCTTGTCACGTTCTCTTATATATGCGTTAAAGTATGTTTGTGCTTTTTTAGTCAAGCTTTGCACCGTTTCTAATTCGTCTTTTAGTCGTTTCTTTTCTTTCTTCCAATTCTTTACTTTTGCCGATTCTACCCAAACACGAACACACTCACTTTTAAAGCAGTATTTTTGATTGAAGTGTTTAGCTTTAAACTTTTCTTTGCAATGTTTACAACGTGGCATTAAATACCTTCTTTTAGGTTTTCTACTAAAATGTTTAGTTTATCTATTTCATGTTTCTGTTCGCTTATTTGCATCTGTAAACGTAAATTAGTTTTGCACTCTAAAATAAATTCTTCTTCTAACTGCATAAACACGGATTGAAATTCTGCTACATCTTCTAAACTTTCAAGCATCGAATTAATAAGATCGTGTCGTTCTGGATGCGTCTTCTGTAATTCTTCAATACTACTTGTAAACTTAATAATTGTAGTTTGTAGGTTTATCTTTGCTTTTAATATATCTAAACTTTCCATTTATCTTAATTTTTCTAAAGGGTTTACACCGTACAATTCAAAACCTAAACCTCTATTAAAGTCACAAAAAATATAATCTTCTAAAAGTGTTTGTTCACCACCTGTGTCTCGATCTTTAATTTTATCAACACTTATTAAAGTAACATATTTCATAGTTTCATGTTTTACTAAGCGATGCACTGTAATAAAATCATCGCAACGATTTAAAAAGCTTTTACCACCTTCAACGTATGCTGCCATAGGTGGTTTTAAATGACCATCCCACATGTGTCCTTTCGGAAACAAGTTTCCTTGCCTACCACTTTCACTTGTTGGGTGTGTACTTATGTAAATTGTTTTACCTGTTTCGTTTACAAATTGTCTTGCGATATTTAAAAACTTATAGTTGCCTTCGTATCCATATTCACGGCTTAAACCTGTAAACGGATCAATTAAACAACAATCTGCATCAGTGTTTCTAAAGGCTTCTAAAAGTTCTTGTGGCGTGTATAGTCTTGAATTATCTACAAAGTCAAAGTATTGTTCCAAGTGTGTTGAGTAGCTTCGTATTTGTGAATCGTGTAATTCTTTAAACGGTATACCTGTATACATCTGAATCATATCTCGCATAATTTGACCATATTGATTCTCTCCAGCCCATAAACAAAACTTTAAATCGTGCTTAAGTGCAAGTGTTAAAAAATACCAAAACACGAAATAAGATTTACCTACGTTATCATGTCCAAGAATTATATTAAGTTGTTTAGGTTTAAATACTATGTGATCATCTAACTTGCAACCAATAGGCAAACCTTGTTTTATTCTTCCGTGTTTGTAATCTAATAAATATTTAGTGTGTATTCCTTTACTTAACATAACCGTGCTTCTTTGCTTGTGCTACTAATTTATCTTCTTCTTCTTTTGGTACTTTTTTTAGCCAATTTTTAGCTGTTAAATATAAAGATTTATAATTCTTATTTGCCTTATAGTTTTCTATAGAATCTAAGATCTCATCAATTTGTTTTTTAGAATTGTCTTGTAAAAGCTTTTCATACTGATCATGTGTTATAGACAAATGCTCAAATGATCTGTATATATTTTCATTCTTTTCATTCTTGTTACTGGTCTGTTGTTGGTCTGTTGTTGGTCTATTATCGGTCTCTTTATTGGTCTTTACTTGATATTTTGTGTAGTTAACTACTTGAATTATAGTACCTTTTCTAGTAGAATTAATGGTCAATTCATTGGTCATTTTTAACCTATTTAACGATGTTCTTATTTGGCGTTGGCTTAAACCAAGTTCTTTACTTAGCAATTCACGACTAGTTAAAAAACTACCTCTATTTACAATTTTACCCCTATAGTTTTTATTTTTATGAT